ATGAAAATGATAAAACTGATAGGAGCACTTGTGTTAAGTGTTTCTTTTTTAGGTAAAGTTGATGCTCAGTGTCAACAACATGTTATTTCGACAGTTCCAGCTACGATGTTTTCTACTTGGGAATATCAAGATTGTGAAACTGGTGAAATTCTTACACATAGTTTGCCCTGTTGTGGGTGGACTTTTCCCTTTTGTGCTGTTGTTGGATCCGTCCAATTAATAGCTGGCGATGGGTTTAGTGCGGTTTTGATAAATGAGGTGGGAGACCCATGGGAATCATGTATTCCTTATAACGAACCTGCACAATGTGTTGATGATTTGAATGAAGATGGTATAGTAAATGTCGCAGATTTGTTGATTTTTTTGTCTGAGTCGCCAGGAGCTGGCGAAATGGCTGGATTTTTACAAAACTACGGAACAATATGCGACGAATAATTAACTTTTTGAATTTATTTTTTGTGCTAGGGTTTGCAACCTCTGCGCAATGTGATGTTAACCTTATGGGTTATGACCCAATCACGGGCGATATCTCAATTGAAATAATTAATGGTGAAAATTGTGGATGTAATGAATTCACATCACCTGGAACTACTTGTGATGAATCTGCAAGTTCAGTTGTAAATAACAATGAGACTGTAAGTCATTTTGTTTTTGGGTTACATTATGACGATGTATTTGAAAACACAGATTGTACTAATACAAATTACCACCCAGGATGGACATATGCCTCTATTCAAGATTATTTTGGAGGTTGGGAAACAGGTGAAATCGTTAATTTTAATATAAATGATGCTGCTTGGGCTGGTAATTGGGATTGTATATTAAATAATCCGATTGAAGGTGAGTGTTGGGAGTTGGTAGTTTGGCAAATCAACCTATCAATGACTGCAACTCCAGATTTTTTCCCTACAGAGTTTTGGACAGATACATGTGGTGTATGTCAATACCAAACTCAAGTATATCCCGATGTAGATTTATCAAATAATTCTTTAATTTGGTGTCCCGATGAATTACCCCCTTCACCTCTTTATCCTGGTTGTATGGACCCAGAAGCTACTAATTTCGATGATACTGCAGGATATGATGATGGAAGTTGTTTATATCCTGCAGTTCCTGGATGTACTGATCCAGTAGCTTGCAATTATGATTCAAATGCAACTGAAAATGATGGAAGTTGTATTTATTGTGATGAATCTCTTTGTGCTTGGGTAGCACCTTGGTGTTATGGTTGCACTGACCCAGTAGCACTAAACTACGATGAAGATTCTCAGATTAATGATGGAACGTGTATTTACTCCACTGGGCCAGATTTAGTTCCTATTGATGTAATAGTTGATGAAGCATATTGTAATCAAAACGTAGATGGAGTTACAATGTTTAAGTTATTTGTAACTGTTACTAATATTGGTACTGAGGAAGTAGTAGATTGGTGTGGTAGTACATTTTTAACACCATCAACTTGGCAATGTCCTAACGTTGATTTAATGCCAGGTGATACTGTTATGGTTGAAATGAATTTCGCAGCAACTTGGATATCTGGTCAAAGTAATTATTTAGATATTGATTTTGTAGAAGGACCGAATGGGAGTCAAGAAATAATTACAGGAAATAATATTTTAGCTGGTTGGAATATGCCAGAGTTTATTGATTGTAGTTCTCCAATTGCAGGATGTATGGATGAATGTGCTTTAAATTACAATCCTGTTGCTACTGAAGATGATGGGAGTTGTGAGTATTACACAATTACAGATACAGTTTATGTTGAATTACCACCAGATACAATCTTAACATATATACTACAAATTGATTCAATATTTACAACGCTATATGATACCATTTATGTTGAATTACCACCAGATACTCTAATAGAATATGTGGATAACTTTGTTTATGATACCATTTATGTTGAATTACCACCAGATACTCTAATAGAAACAGAATATATTACGGACACTCTAATAGTAATAGAAACAGAATATGTTTATGATACTTTATTTGTTGATAATTACATATACCAATACGATACAATTTATGTAGATGTGCCTGTAATTGATACACTTTATATTACAGAAACAGAATACGTTACAGATACATTATTTGTAACAGAATACATAACCCTAACAGATACGATAACAGAATATATCGTACAAGAGTTGTGGATTGATTGTAATACGGGATTACCTTGTGAAGAAGACCCCCCAGGATTTGATTGCCCCGATTGGACTACTATTCATATTCCTAATACATTTACTCCTAATAATGATGGTTTTAATGATGTGTGGAAAATTATATATGATTTGTACTGTTGGGAAGATGTTGAATTTTGGGTTTACAATAGATGGGGTGAAGAAATTTACCATGCTTATGGAAGTTCATTTGATTCATATCCTTTTTGGGATGGGAGTGTAAGAGGTGGGGATTATTACGTTTCTGATGGTGTATATATTTATGTAGTTCAAGGTAAGAAAGTAGGCAGAGCTGAGGTAGTTAAAAAACAAGGACATATTACAGTGTTTAGGTAAAAATAACTTGGATTGTACCCTTTTGATATTTACATTTAAGTAAATTCTGGAAGGGTGGCAGAGTGGTCGAATGCACCGGTCTTGAAAACCGACGTACTGCAAGGTACCGGGGGTTCGAATCCCTCCCCTTCCGCATATTTATTAACACAAATAATCCTAAAATGGCTAGGTATGGGTTACACTGAAGATATTCTACATGAAATTTATGATGAAGTTTGTTCTTGTGGATTAAAAGAAAAATTTGATGCTCAACTTGAAAAAATGAAAACACAAGATAAGCATAGATTTAAAAATGTAAAAGAAAGGTGGGAGTATGCTTTGTATAGAATAAAGGGAGGACCTCCTGAAAATAAATAGTATGTATAATAAAATGATTGATGTAAACAATGTATTTCCTTTATTTTCTTCTTCGGATGATGATGCCGATAATAGGAAAGACACTGTATATATGGATTTTAAAAACACCCCCAAATATTGGGTAGGAATGTATAAAAAACTTGTTATAAACCATATAAATTTTAATAAAAAAGTTATTAAGTTCTTTAAAGAAGCTAACCAAGAATTTGATGTTGTGGAAATGAGAGAAGCTGGGGAGTATGTTACTTACAATAGAGCTTGGTCTTATATTAAGAAAATAAATTTAGAAGAATCTTCACATTTAGCGGGCATAGAATATTATGCTGATGAATATTTGGATACTGCCTTAGAATTAGGAATTAATTATTTTGAGGAACTTGAAGAATATGAAAGATGTGCCCATTTAAAGAAAATTTTGGACAAAACTAAAGAATTTTAAATCTAAGTTTGGCTATCATCCTCTTCCCTCATAACTTTATAATACGGGATTTAAGGAAATAGGGAAATAAGGGAGGATAGGTTGGATGAACGAGGGGGGGTTGGTATATTCCCACAAATAAAATTTATAAAATATGGCTTTTAGAAATAAAGAATTAGTAGACAAAGGATTTGTCAACATTAAATCAGGAATTAAAACTCTAGACCTAATGGTCTCCAGAGGAGGATCAAATGTAAGTGATTTTAGAGCACAACTTAAAAATGTTTATGAAAAAGTTGAAAATTTAGAAGCACTTGTAGAAAAAGAATCTCAAACCCTTAGACAAGGATAATAATTAGTTATGAATTTATCTGCTAAAGATATCCAAAATAATTGGATGGTTTTAATAGGTTATATGGACTCCCATATTTCCGAACCTCGTAGAACAGCACTTAAAGCATTTTATGAAAAATACCAAGAGCGTATTATGCTTATGCCGGCCGCTCATAAAAAAGAATACCACAATGCTTTCCCAGGGGGGTATGTTGAACACGTAAATCGTGTTGTTCGTTGTGCCCTTAAGCAAATGGATTTGTGGTCGGATGAAGGAGCAGATATAACTACGTTTACAAAAGAAGAACTCGTATTCTCTGCTATCAATCATGATTTAGGTAAAATGGGAGATGAAACCCAAGACTCATATATCCCTCAAACCGACCAGTGGAGAAAAGACAAATTGGGTGAAGATTATATGTTCAACACTAAAGTACCATTCTCTTCAGTTCCAGATAGAAGCTTATTCTTACTTCAATCTCATGGTATCCAGTATACATTTAATGAGATGTTAGCAATCCAAACCCATGATGGTTTGTATGATGTAGCTAATGAAAAGTATCTTAAGGCGTACATGCCCGAACAAAAACCTCGTACCTCATTACCCTACATCCTCCACCAGGCAGATTTAATGGCTGCTCGTATTGAGTTTGAACGTGAATGGTTACCTAAATTAAGAGGAGAAAAGGATTCCTTGGATAAGAAAAAAAGTAATTTTACATTAGATAATAATAAAAAGTCTTCTACTAAAAATAAAGCTTTAGGTTCTATTAAAAGTGAAGGTTTACAAAATATTTTTGATAAATTATGACAATTTCAATATCTACTATAGCAATCATTTCACTCTCAGTATTAGTGGTCATTTTAGGGTTTACGACAATTAATTTACTTAGAAAGAATGAAAAAGCAGAAGATATTTTATTAAGTTATTTAGAATATCTAGATCAAATATCTCGAGTAATAGAAGCATCAGATATAAAACTTAAAAAAATTGATATAAAAGGTTCGTTTGAGTCTGATGATGAAATTGGTTTTTTCTTTAAGCAAATAAAACAAATTCAAAACATTCTTAATGAATTTAAATTAAAGAAAATGTAAGAATGGATCATATCATTAGAAGAAAAAAATCTGAAAAACAAAAAAAAGTTTATTTTTCTAAAGAGACAGAAAAAGCGATTGTAAGATACAATCGCTCTTCTGATCCCGAAGAAAGAAGTAACATTTATGAAGAACATATTCATTGGCCTTTTTATAAGCTAACAGAAAATATAATTCATACCTTCAAATTTTACCATACAGATGGGGTTGAAAATTTAGAAGATCTTCAACATGAGATTATGACTTTTCTTCTAACTAAAATTCATTTATTTAACCCTAACAATGGAGCTAAAGCTTATTCATATTTTGGTACTATTGTTAAACGTTGGTTAATAGTTTACAACCAAAAAAATTATGGAAATAAAGTAAATAATGTATCTATAACAGATCTTAATAATTACTCCCAATTAGATACCTCAGATCCTTCATTTATTACTTCTAAAAAAACTGAAGGAGATACATTTAACCTTATTGAAGAAGAAGAATTTAATCTTCCAGAAAATAAAAATTACAAATATGAGGATCGTTTATCCTTATTTATAGACCAATATATTAAATATGTTACTGATAGAATTTATATTTTATTTCCTAAAGGTAACGATGCTCAAATAGCTGATGCAATTTTAGAATTATTTAGAAAAAGGGATAATATAGATGTTTTTAATAAAAAAGCTCTCTACATTTATATTAGAGAAATGGTAGATGTTAAAACCCCTAAAATTACTAAAATAGCTAATAAATTACATGATATATTTAAAGAAAAGTATTTGTTTTATTTAGAGCACGGATACTTTCCTCCAAAATAATTTAAAAGATATATATTTATAATCAAAAACATTATGGGACAATTAGATTCATACGTTTTTGGTGATAAAAAATTTTCTGATTTATTAGAAGAAATCTACCAAAACCAGAAAAAAAGAGATGCTCAAGTTGTAGCTTTGATTTCTGAATTAAAACCCTTAGTTCAAGAAATAGGAGATGCTACTCTTATTGTACCTCTCATTAAAGAATACATGGAAATTGGTGTTAAAAATGATGAGGCATTAATTAAAATGGCTACAATCGTTCAAAGAGCACTTCAAAATGTAACAGAGGATGGAGGTTTAGGAATCTCTGATGAGGAAAAAGAACAATTATTAGCTGAAATGGAGAAACTCCAAAACAATAAAGATAAAAATGCCTAAAATTCCTTCAGGATTATCCTCGTTAAACCCTACACAGGTATCGTCTCCCCCAAAAGCTAATATTTTTCCGGCTAGAGTAAGATCTACTATAATTGATGATAAAACTCAAAGCCAAATATTTAAAAAGTTTGGGGAGTGGAGTGCTATAGGGTGTTTATTTTTCGATAAGTTAAATAACCCAAATCCTAGTCCTCAACTTTCCACGGATAATTTTGCAAGACCTTTATTTCCTAATAATTCAAATATACCATTAAAAAACGAAATAGTTTACATAATGTCATTACCCAATAGTAATGTACAGTCTGATGTAAATGATATAACTTATTATTATTTTCAAGCTATTAATATTTGGAATAGTACCCACCACAATGCTATTCCTGATCCTATTAATGGTAACTCACTTCCCCCATCCCAAACCCAAGACTACCAACAAACCTCAGCAGGTTCTGTAAGAAGAGTTACAGATGGTGGTACTGAAATTAATTTGGGAGAAACGTTTCAAGAAAAATTATCTATAAGAAATTTACAACCTTATGAAGGTGATTTAATTTATCAAGGTAGATGGGGTCAAAGTTTTAGATTTGGTTCTACTGTAAAAAACACCCCAATACCCAATTCTTGGTCTAACTCAGGTGAAAATGGAGACCCCATCACAATTATAAAAAATGGTCAACATGATGAGGATACTGAACCTTGGGTGCCTCAAGTAGAAGATATAAATACAGATAAATCTAGTATTTACTTAACATCTACCCAACAAATTCCATTAGAACCAGCTAGTAAATCATATAAATCTTATTCTTCTTCCCCTGAAGCAATTCCATTATTTAAAGATGAACAAGTTATTCTTAATTCTGGGAGATTAGTATTTAACTCTAAATCAGATTCTATTTTATTAACATCAGCTGATACTATTAATTTAAATTCATTAAATAGTGTTAATATTGATTCGCCAAAAACTGTAATTCAATCTGATAGTGTATTATTAGGTGATAAAAATGCAAAAGAATCTATAATATTAGGTGATACTTTTTTAAATGATTATACTGCTCTTATGTCTAGTTTAATTAGTTTATGTTCTGTTTTGGGTACTACCCCTATAGGTACTGGTGTCCCCGGTGTGCCAAATGGAGCAATTCCACCCCCAGCAAACAATCTTTTAGTAAGAGCTCAAGATATGCTTAACAATATTCAAAAATATAAATCAAAAATAAGTAAATCTAAGTAATGTCTGCTTTATCTAAAATATTAATAAAAAGTGTAGGAAATATCACTAGAAATCTTGTTAAATTTGAGGTAGGTTTAGAAGATTTAATTGATAAATTTAAAGAAGGTTGTCCTACTAAAGAAGAACTATTAAAAATAGTTCAACAGAAAAACCAAATGCAAACAGCATTAGAAAATGTTGTAGGTGCTTTTAGTAAAGTAGAATCAACCGCTTCTACTACTGAAAGTGTGGTTAGCGCAGTATCATCTGCCATTCAAGTAATTAAATTAATCCCCGTTCCATCTGCTGTCCCCCCAGGAATAGGTGTCCCTCTTAATGTTATTACAGTATTAGCAGATTCTTTAGACACTTTAGGTAAAGTATTACAAGCTTCTAAAGGGGCACTATCAGTAGTTCCATCAGCAGCAAGAACGATAAATTCATCAGCAAATCTTGTTTTAGCTAAACTTCAAGAATTAGACGCTGCCCTTAATGTTTGTATTGAAGAAATGGCAGAGGGTATGAATCAAGAAGAAAAAAATGCTTTAATAAATGAAATAGGAAATGTAGCAGCAACAGCTGGAAATTTTAGTAATATACAATTAAATATAGAAGATGAAAATATTCTTCTATCAAGATTATCAACAAATTCCCCCAATCCTTATTTTTACCAAAGATCAGATTCACCCACTTCCGATTGGAGATTATTTATAGAATATGATAGCACTAATGAATTTTCATTTCCATCTAGAAGAATTTTAGCTAAAAATTTAAATTTTGATCCTAAAAATATATTTGCGGGAGTAGCTTTATATAATATTGAAGGGGGAAGATATTCTTACAGTACTTCTGTAAAAGTATTAATTAATGAAGTTCAATTTAGAATTGAAACTCTTGATAAAGGATATTTCTATAAAAAATGGCTAGAAAGTAGTTTGGGAGTAGAAAACTTGTCCCTCCGCCCGGGTTCAGATGAACCTTTTGTACCACCAAATAATAGAGGAGGAGAAAATACCACCTCTACCCCACCAAAAGCAATAAGTTTATCAACAGAAGGAGGACAATTATCTATGAATCTTCCTATTCAAGAACCTTTAACAGCTCCTTCTAATACAAAAACTATTACTGTTACTACAACAGTTCCTAATGCTTCATTAACAATTGTTGTAGACTCAGGAAAAGATACAAACCCTCTTGGTAGTGGTCAATTTAATACTAATGACCCAGATGAAACCACAGATTATGCTGAAGGTAAAGTTAAAGTAAGAGTTGATACAGCTTTAGGAACAACATTGAATGATGTAAAATATATATTAGCTGATAGAGAAGCATATTCTAAAACTTTCTATTACCCAGAACCTGGGGTTTATACTTTTAGATATAGAATTGAAGAACAAGAAGATATAACCTCAACCCAAAATGCAAGGGTGTTCTTTAGTAGCCCCCTGTAAAAAATTAACTAATTTAATATTTATAATAAAAAATGAAATCTACAGAACTTAAAAAAATGATCAAAGATGCCGTAAAAGAGGCAATCCAAGAGGAATTGAAAGATATTCTTTTGGAAGCAGTTCGTGCTCCAAAAGGATCTGTAGCAGTTGTACAAGAATCAGTTCAACCACAAACCCCTTCAATGACAGCTGAACAAAAAAGAACAGCATATCAAAATATTTTAGGAAATATGGGAAATTCATTTAATACCTCTAACGTTCCTCAAAGATTTAACCCATCAGGTGGTGATTCAGTTAATGGATCTTTACCTCCTGGAGAAGTAGATATGTCTCAAATAGCAGGTCTTATGGGTAAAAAATAAGTAAATGGCAAGAATTTTAGAAAATAGATACCCCATTGATTCTATAGGAAGAAAAGCCGTAGGGTTTGGTTTTCCTTTAAATGGTCCTGCTGTTTTCGTGCCTACTTATACTACAAGAGAACAAACAAAAGCAAATTTAATTAATTATCTTCTTACAAATAAAGGTGAAAGAGTATTTAATCCTAATTTTGGAGCAGATTTAAGAAATTTAGTATTTGAACAAGTTGTTGATCGTACTACTGATGAATTACAAGAAATAATTCAAATGGATCTTAATACATATTTCCCACAGGTTGAGGTAAAAGAAATAAAATTTTTAAACCAACCAGATAGAAATGCAATTAATTTCACTTTAACATACACAGTACAAAATTTTGGAATAACTGATGACATAACAATACTATTACAATAATGGCTGATTTAAAAAGAGACATAAGATACATTGATAGAGATTTCAACCAATTTAGAAATGCTCTTATTCAATATTCAAAAACATATTTTCCTGATACTTACAATGATTTCACAGATACTTCTACTGGAATGTTGTTTATGGAAATGGCATCTTATGTAGGGGATGTGTTATCTTTCTATCTTGATAATCAAATCCAAGAAACATTTATCCAAAAAGCTAGACAGCAAGAAAATTTATATCAAATGGCTTACTTATTAGGTTATGAACCTAAAGTAACCACAGCTGCTAGTGTAGAAATTGATTTCTATCAACAAGTCCCAGCTAAATTATCCGGGAGTGAATATGTCCCGGATTTTGATTATTGTATGATAATCCCCGAAAATACACAAATTACCTCTAATACTAATAGCTCTCAAAAGTTTTTAATTGAAGACGTAATTGACTTCTCAGCATCAGGGTCTTTAGATCCTACAGAAGTAACAGTATATCAGATTTCAAGTGGTAACCCGACTTATTTCTTATTAAAGAAAACCAGAAAAGCCATTTCAGCCACAATTAACACAACAGCTTTTACCTTTACAGCAGCTAAAAGATTTGATACTAGAACTATCAATGCCACTAATATTATAGGCATATTAGATGTTACAGATTCAGATGGCAATGAGTGGTATGAAGTACCCAATTTAGCACAAGAAAACGTATTTGATACAATAAGAAACACAAATGCCTATGATCCTACTTACAGTGTAGAAGAAGATGCTCCATATTTGCTTAGACTAAAACAAGTTCAAAGAAGATTTGTAAGTAGATTTATATCTTCAGGATCTTTAGAATTACAATTTGGTGCTGGTGCTACTACAAGTAATGATGAAGAAATTGTTCCAAACCCAGATAATGTAGGTTTAGGTTTACCATTTGAAAGAGATCAATTAACAACAGCCTTTTCACCATTAAACTTTATTTTTACTAATACTTATGGTATAGCTCCTTATAATACTACTCTTAGAGTTAGGTATTTAACTGGTGGGGGTGTACAATCAAATGTTGAAGCTGGAACTTTAACAGTATTAGATGATACTAATTTTACATTTGTTAATCCTAACTTAGCAAACACCACCCTTGCAAATCAAATATTCGCATCAGTTTCTTCAAATAATGAAAAAGCAGCAGATGGTGGTCAAGATGGTGATACTGTAGAAGAATTAAGGTTAAATGCTACAGGTAATTTCCAAAACCAATTACGTACTGTAACTAAAGAGGATTATCTTATCAGAGCACTTTCAATGCCTTCTAATTTAGGAACTATAGCTAAAGCTTATGCTATGCCTTCAAAAATAGGAGAGTATCAACCTGGAGAATTACCTACAATTTTAGATTTATATGTTTTAACTTATGATATAAATGGTAGATTAAGAACAGCTTCATCTTTGATGAAACAAAATCTTCAAACTTATTTAGCTGAGTATAGAATGATTAATGATTCTATTAAAATTAAAGATGCTTTTATTATTAATATAGAAGTTATTTTTGATATAATTGTTTTACCCAATTATAATAATAATGAAACTCTTACTAAGTGTATAACTTCTTTACAAAATTATTTTAATATTGATAAATGGCAAATTAATCAACCAATTTTGTTAAAAGATTTATATATATTGTTAGATAAAGTAGAAGGTGTTCAAACTGTAAAAAATGTTAAAGTAAACAATTTAACAGGTGAAGGTTTAGGTTATAGTGCTTATGCCTATGATATTCCTGGGGCTACTATAAATGATGTAGTTTATCCTTCTATGGACCCAATGATCTTTGAAATAAAATATCCAAATACTGATATTAAAGGACGTGTTGTTCCCTTATAAAATAAAAAATTATGGCAGATTCATTAGTAAATAGTCTTAATAAAACAAACCTAGACACTGAAGACAAAGCACCAGCGGGAGGCCCTATAAATGATCCTTCATCAGGATTTTCTACAAAATATTCTTCTGTTAATCCTTATTTTATTCCTGGAACCCAATTTCAAGAATCAACCCTAAAAAATACTTTAACTATTACAGGTTTAGATGTTGAAAGTAGTGAAGCAGGAGTAGCTCAAGGTACTGAAGGTGGACCAAATAGAACAAATTCATCTAATATTCCAAGTGGCCAATATAAAGCTGTTGGATCATCACCACTTCCTTTATCCCCAACCCCAGGAGGTAAAGCAGTAACAAATCGCAAAGGAGAAGAAATTAATTTTACATTAAATGCCTACACTCCCCAATCCACTTACATGGAAACTATGATAAAATATAGAGATGAAGCAAAAAATAAATTAATTTAAATTTAAAAATGGCTGTATATAAACTATTTCCTGAAAAAGATGCTACTCTATATACTGAGTTCCCCAATGCCAACACTGGGTTAGATCAGATTTTAGAGGCATCTACTTATTTAAAAAACGATGCTGCTCAAGTTAGTAGATATTTAATTAAATTTTCTACTGATGAGATTGCTGAGATATATAACAATAAAATTACTAATGGTGAATACACAGTTTATTTAAGAAATTTTAATGCTGTAGTAACAGGTTTAAATTTAGATAAACATTTAGATTTCCTCCCAGTATCAGGAAGCTGGGCTATGGGAACTGGACGATATCACAATTCACCTAAAACTGAAAATGGAACTAGTTGGTATTGGCAAGACTATTCAGGTTCTACTGAATGGGCTACTTCAGGGTTTGCGGAATATGTAACAGCCTCTTATTCTGAAAGCATAGCTGGGGGAGGAACTTGGTATACAGCTTCAAATTTATCTACCTTAGATCCTGTAACCCAATCTCAAGCTTTTAACTATGCTAATACTAAAGATGTTTTAGTAGATGTTAAAAACACAGTTGAAACTTGGTATAGTTACTCACTAGATTCTTCTAATGGATTTGCTAATCAAGGATTTTTGGTTAAACAACCAGATTCAAGTGAATTTATACAGAATAAAGCTAATACTTGTATATTTAGGTATTTTTCTATTGATACTAATACAATTTATCCACCTCAATTAGAGTTTAGATATAATGATTATGTATTTGACACAGGTTCATCAACAAATGTTGTTTTACCTCAAATAGAGAGTTTTATTTCTATATATAATAATGAAGGTACTTATTATTCTGAAAGTGTTCCTAGATTAAGGTTTGCGGCCATGCCTAAATACCCTGATAGATCTTTCTTAACAGCTTCTCTCTATAGTATTAATTACTACCTCCCAGAATCTCAATCTTTATATGCTTTAAAAGACACAGAAACTAATGAATTTGTAATTGATTTTGATAGTGAATATACTAGAATTAGTGCTGATGCCACTTCAAGTTATTTTGATTTACATTGTAATGGTTTAGAACCCGAAAGATATTATACAGTTTTAGTTCAAACTAAAGTAAATGGAGTAACTAAAGTTTTTGATGAAAACATTATGTTTAAAGTAGCTAAAGGATGAGTAACGAAAAACAAGTAAAAATGAAAAGGCAGGTATTTGATAAAAATGCCTTTAATGACACGATCAATACGGAATTTACACAATTAGTAAATGTCCCTGATCCTGTTTTTTTTGATATTAACTTGGCTACCCAAGAAGATTTTTGGATTTTATACAACAAGTTTTTCTATCAAATTCCTAAAGAAGGAGATATTAATTCTCACCAATATTTAGTACAAACCAGTGGTGATTATATAAATTATGCACCCCAACAAGAAGAAATTGAAGCATTGTTACAAGAAATAGCAGATCTTAGACAGGAAAATTTAGAAATAAGACAAGAAATCGCCCAAGTAGTACTTGATTTCCAAAACAATCAGGGATAAGAATAAATGAAAGAGAATAAACTAAATATAAAGTCTCAATGAAAGAATCACAAGAATATAGTAATTATTCTAATGAAGGGATACCCCAGGAATTTATTCCTATAACTTCTTCTAATGGTATTACTATTCCTATAAGTGCTTCTATACTAATAATAGACCCAGCATCTATAGAAGGAGACGGATATGAATTTTCTGAATCTAACATAATCCCATATTCTGACATAACAGGATCTTTCATCCCAGATTCTAATGTAATTGAATTTTTTGCTTATGATGCCCAAAAACAATTACTTAGTAGAGATTATAACTTTACAGATTGGGGTATTACAAAAAATACAGCAGATACAAATAT